GTATCGTAGATAAGAGGAGTCATGATTAACGGAATATATGGAGCGAATACAGCGCCCGACTCCAAGAACTGAGAACCTCTATATCCCATAAGGATAGTGTTTTCGTTCATGTATGGGTTCTTGTAAACGTCATATCTGTTATTCAAGTTACCAGCTTTCTGTACACCGAATGCATAGTTCTTAGTTACATCACCATCTGATGTAGCAGCGAATCCTGGGATCGATTCCAAAATTGTTGCAACAGCTGGAGAAATTACCATAAAGTTAGCACCACCTCTAAGGGTTAATTGGTGAATCTTGTTAGATAATTTTTGCATCTTAGTACCAAGCGTTTGGAACCAACCACCTTGAGTGTTGTAGAAACCTGCAGTATTGGCAGCGAATGTAGTTCCGTTGTACTCTTCATTGTTAATAGCACTCCAGTACTCAGTACCAGCAGCAGCATCTTCGATCAACATATCAAGGATCTCTAAATCGATTTCCAATGAAATGTATTCACTCATGATGTTTGTTACCTCTGCTTCAGCGTCAAGAGCTTGATAAGCGTTCAGATCTTGAGCAAACTCAGGAGTCCATACGGCTTTCAATTTCTTAGTCTTAGCAACGATAGCTTCTGACTTCATCTGAATGTTGATCTCTGGGATCGAAATTTCAGTTTGGTTCAGTGAGTTTGGAAGGGCGAATGCATTGCCTGCTTCGAAATCACCTACGTTGTAAGGAGACATTGCTGTAGCCTTGTTGTAGAAGATTTTATAACCAGCACCTGCGTTAGTAACGATTTCAGAACTTCCTGAAACTACAAATACAATGTCTCCACCACTAAGTGTAGTGAATGCAGGGTATACAGCGGCTACGGGTAAAAGAGCAGCTGAAGAGGATTCAGGTACGAAACCTCTAACTCCTTGGGCATCAAAATTAGGAATAGATGAAGTAGCGATTGTAAGTGTTTTCAACACTGCTGGGTTTAATCTGCTATCAAAATTGATAGAAGCTGAAGTAGCTGCTGCTACTGTACCCGCGACCAATGATGATGAGAATTGGTTGGTTGAGTAAGTAAACTTACCAGCACCGTATAAACCACCTGCATTAAACGTTTGGTCTAAGTTACTAGCAGCTGTACCGAAGTCATCAGCGTTCTGGTTACCGTAAAGTGAACCAGCGGATGAGAATGGAGTTTTTGCACTACCGTATTGGAAATCTAGATAAAATACTAGACCTGAAGGTAAGTTCATAGGCTGTACGGAAACGAATTCCTTAGCAGCGATTTGACCAAATACCTTACGTACCAATGGTAAAGCGATACCGGCCCACTCTGCGCCGTTACCTGTTGCGAATGCACCGTAACCAGAACCACCACCAACTGATGATTGTTCGACTACTAGTTGCTTTGCCTGATTTTCAAGGATCAAAGACATATTGTTCTTATCAACTTCTTTATCGAAGCCTTCTAATAAACCTGTCTTTGCCCACTTACCAGACAATCTTGCAGCGTCGGATTGCATATTTTTCCAACCGTTACCTGCATCCTCTAAAAGGGATTGAATTTGTGACATTTTTTTAAGTTTTAAAATTAATTATTATTAATACCAGCTAATTTTTGCCATCTAGCAACCTGTGGATCAATTTCCATAATAGGTTGTTTTGTTGGCGCCATACCAGCTGCTTTTGAAGCGCGACCTAAATTCTCTCTAACTGGGGATTTGATAGCTGTTTTAGCTGCCATACCTTCGTTTAAAGTTTCAAAAATAAGTTTTGCTTCTTTTACATTTGACGCCTTGTCAAATGCTTCTAGAACTTTAATCTTCTGAGCTTCTTTTAAGTTTTTAGCTCTGAAAATTTTATTTGTGTAGAGAAGTTTCGCATTTAAAAGATTAGTTTCTTGAAGGTCAGATCTCAATTCCTCGATTTCTTTCTTCATTTCATCTAGATCTTCCTTTTCGTCTTTCATACCGTCTTTGTAGCCTTCCTCTTCAGCATCTGTACGAGCATCTTCTTCAAGATCTTCTTTCTCGTCTTTCATACCGTCCTTGTAGCCTTCTTCCTCAGCGTCTGTACGTGCGTCCTCTGTTACTTCTACGTCTACATCTACGTCATCTTCTACATCGATATCATCTTCGTCTTCAACTTCGACTTCGTCTTCGTCTTCAACTTCAAATTCTTCGCCTGCTTCTAATTCACCAGCTGTAACCATATCAGCGATTACGTCTTCGATAAAGGATTTAAGATCTTCTTCTGACATGTCTTCTAGGTCGATGTCTTCATCGTCCATATCGTCCATATCTTCTTTTTCATCTTTCATACCATCTTCGTAGCCTTCTTCTTCAGCGTCCGTTCTAGTATCCTCATCGAGTTCAGCTAAAATTTCGTCTAAGTCCATCTCGTTCATGTCGTCGCCTTCAGCTAAGTCTTTTCCGTACTTCATTTTTTCTGTACGTTTAGTTTCTTTGCTTTCGCCGCCGTCTTTACGATCGTCGTCCTTATACTCTTTTTTAGCTTCTGTCATTTCAGCTTCTTCTAATTCTTCTTCCTTTTCCATTTCTTCAAGTTTTGCTGATAGCATTGACTTGAGTCTGGGTTCGAAAGCTTCCTCTAAAGCAGCTTTTGCGTTTGCAATAGCAGTTTCTTTAAGTGCTTTTGCATCAGCGATTGCTTCTTTTAGCATATCTCTGTTTGCCATAATTACCTCAAAATTTAGTTTGTGGAGTACAGTTATTAGGAACTGTAATTCGAATTTATTTAAGTGAATACTATATATAACATAGTATATTGTTCACATTACCATGATACATATATAGGGAGATATAAAAAAACGCTCCTTTTTAGGGGAGCGTTCTAAGGCTTTTGAAGCCATTTGCCTAAGGTAGCAGGCTTCGTTATAGAGAGCAAGTATCTGAATTTGCGCAGATAAGTTCTCTTAAAATATGGTTAACTTTACCGTATTGGTTGGGGTTATTAAACTCAATACCTTCCTTTACCAACTCCATGTATGAACCTGGGTTTGATGGTGTTGAGACGAAGTCCCAACATAGTAATTCAAAATCGTCTTGTACTTCCAATACACCACCTCTGTCTTGTAATGAACCCATACCACGAGATGAAACACCTACTGTAATATTATTTTCAATTAGAGCCTTTAAGATGTTTCCTGATGGGGTGGGTAGAATTTCAATCTTACCAACTACTTCATCTCCATCCCACCACATATCAGTGATGTTGTGAGATACGTTTTTGAGGTTGATAATAGAAGATTCGGGGTGATCTAACTCACCTAATGCCCTGTTTTCTTTAACAAGAACATTATACTTATTAATCTCACGTTCCCATAAATCTTTAGAATAGTATCTACCATTGCCGTTTTTTACTTCAGCAGTAGCTAAGATACCTTCAACCATGGGATTGCCTCTATCAGACATTCTACCTTCTGATAATAGTATACCCTTGGGTTTGAATAATTGAGTTTCAACTAAGATTTTCATCATTTTAGTATTCCATTACGTCGTCAGCTTCGTCTACCATTTCGGTTCTAACGTAAGCCTCACCCGTCAACTTTTCATACAATTTCTGCATGCCCGCTTTTCTTTTTTCTAGCATTTTTACTTCGCGTTGCATTTCTTTCATTTTAGCTTTATCTACTAATTCAGATAAATTCTCATCTTCAGTAACCATTGAAATCCTTTGATTCTTGGTATCAATTGCTTCGTCAACGGCTTCGATTTGAGCTTCTAGTGTAGTTGCTTTACCGGCGTTTTCGATTTCTGATAGTTTAGTATCAATTGTTTCTTTCCTTACTTTTTTCTTTTTAGGCTTGTCTTTAAGGTCTGCCTTTTCATCGCGCATACCATCTTTGTAGCCTTCTTCTTCAGCGTCAGTACGAGCATTTTCTTGCATTCCAAGGGGGCGAAGATCAACGTAGCCACTAACAGCTTCATTAATTATATCTGTTAATTTAATCATATTTTCTTTTACTGGGACCATTTGGTCAGATTTAGAAGCTTTTAAACCGGGTGCTTCGTCAGTATACCCTATACCTTTGATACCGAATTGAGCTTCAGTAGCATAGTATGTTTTATCCTTAGCTAAATTTTTAGCTACGATTTCTTTTAATTCAGTGACATCCTTACCTTCGTTGGCTGGGTCTTTCATTTCGGTATAATAACCTTGTAAAAAAGCTTCACCATATAGGTTATCAATATTTTTTTCATCTTTGTAATCGAAACCACGAGTTTCCATATCGGTAACTTCTTTAGTTGGTTTCTTTTCTACAGCTTTTGCTTCTTCAGCTAAAAATGCTTCCCAATTGATGTAGGGGTTTTTACCATCTGTGACAACACCACCAATACCACCTTCTGATATAATTGATTTTTGTTTCAATACTTTAATGGCAGTATCAAAGTTGCTTAGGTTATTAAATA